AACCAAATATTTCAAGTGATGCGGTGTTCTATGGCATTATAGCTGTAGACCCAATGACATTTAGTTATGTTGAGGAGATCAACATTGACTGGGAAGAAGATGGATTGAATGAACAGTTCAGAATCTCCAGTCCACAAGAAACAGCACAATGTGGCTGTGGAGAAAGTTTTACATTATGAAAATATCACAAGAGGGCATTGCCCTTATCAAAAAGTTTGAAGGATGTGAGCTAGATGCTTACCAAGACGCAGTGGGTGTATGGACTATTGGATATGGTCACATCAAAGGCGTAAAGGAAGGTATGCAAATTACCAAAGCACAAGCAGAAGAAATGTTAGTAGAAGAACTAGCAGAGTATGAAAGTCATGTTCTCAACGCAGTAGAAAATCAATTAGATCAGTGCATGTTTGATGCATTGGTATCATGGACGTACAACCTCGGTCCAACTAACCTAAACAGTTCAACAATGCTGAAAGTTCTAAACGCTGGAGAGTACGACGAAGTACCTGCCCAGATTAAAAGATGGAACAAAGCTGGAGGCAAAGTGTTGGAAGGTTTAGTGCGCAGACGTGAAGCAGAGGCATTATTATTTGAAGGAAAAGACTGGACAAATGTCTAAAAAGATCACCCTATCAGGCGAAGAAGTGTTAGCAGTTATGAATGCAGCCGCAGAAAGAGGGATGACTTTTGAAGAATATATACAAGAATTTGCACAGCAACTTCAAGAACAAAAACAAAAAGAGGAAAAATAATGGATATATTATTACTAATGTTATTAGTTTGGGCATACAATGAACAACCTAAAGACGCAGTATCAGAAGAACCAGAGATAGTTCCTATTCAAGAAGTGGAAGTACCTGACAATGCAGTGAATGTAACAACAGTTACTCAGACAGCAGCAGTACTTACAGCAGTTGCTGAAGCTATGACAGGCACTTCAACAGCAACTAATACAAGTACAAGTACAAAAACTAGTACAGAAACAACAAGTGTTACTTCTACAGAACAGGCGATTATTGATGAGTTGAACTCAATGACTGAAACAACAACAGTCGTACCAACTACAAGTACAACAACTAGTAGTTCAACTTCTACATCTTCATCAACAGGAACATGAACAAAATAAAGAACTTCTTAGCTGCCATCAAAAGATGGTGGATATGGTTAAAGAGCAAGTTTGTACCACTTTATAAGGTAACAGTTAGCTTTAATAGTATTTGGGGAGACTCTGACGATCAGGTGTTTCTAGTTAAGAAAATAATAACTCAAAAAGAAAAGCATTTAAAGTTTAGAACAGAAAGTGGAGAAGTAGTACAATTCACTGGTGCAGAAGGACTTAATTACAAGATAGAGGAGATATAATGAATCAAATGTTATTAGCTTTCGTTTTAGTTCTTGGTGGCACTAGTTATTGGCTATACACTGAGAATGAAACATTGAAAGCAAACAATGCAAAATTAGAAGGTGCAATTGCAGTTCAAGAAGAAGCAATGGCTACCATGCAAAAGGATTTTACTTTGCAAACAGAACAATTACAGAGTATGACAGTAAGAAGTCAAGAAATTCAAAGAGAGTTAATGAGATATAGTAATTTCATTAAAGAATATAAATTAACAGCAAAAATACTGGAAGATCCAGTAGAAATGGAAAGGAAAATAAACAATGGAACAAAACACGCATTTGAAGACATTCAAAAAATCAGTGCTACCGTTGACGATCTTGATGATGGTCTCCAGTTGCAGTCTGTTAACAACTAGACCTATAGAAGTAACAGCAAAGCCTATGGAGAGGAAGATTGTTCAACCAATCATGCCTCGTGAAATAGAGTTAACAACTCCACAATGGATAGTAGTTACACCAGATAACTGGGAAGATCAACTTGCTCGTATTGAAAAACAAGAAGGCGAGTTAGTATTCTTAGCAATGACTGTTCCTGATTATGAAGTAATGTCTCTAAATATGAAAGAATTACAAAGATACATTACTGAACTAAAAGATGTAGTAGTATATTATAGAAAAGTAACAACCGAGCCTGTAAATGATAATAAATAATAAAGTATTTGATATAGTTAAAGACCAAATAGATGTAGGAAATGTAAGTATGACTTCGGATTTAATTGACGAACATAATGCAGATAGTCTTGATATGGTTGAAATTATTATAAATGTAGAACAAGAGTTTGATTTACATATCCCTGATGAAGTATCAGCAAAGTTCAGAACAGTAGGAGATATAGTTTTTTATATAAATGAAAACTTATCACCATACCATCCATACAGAGACGAGGTTAAAATTGTTGAGTTTTCTTAAAAAATATCTAGCATACAGAGATGCAATGAAAGGTGCTAAATACTTTGAAAAGCACCCACACTTACAAGAAAGATTGTCAATGATCGAAGATTGGTGTGAAGAACTAGAAGATAGAATAGTAGATATTGAAGACAATCAAAATCATTATTCTGACAGAGTAGTTAGACTAGAAAAGATGGCGCATCCAAAGTGTGGTATAGAAGAATTTGATGGTTATCAACCTTTAGTTCAAAGACTAGATAAGGTAGAGCGTAACCTCAGAAAGAAAAGCTATAATAAGTTATTAAAAGGAGAAAAACACTTATAAACATTCAAAGAACATTAAGTTCAAAAACTAGACGAGTATCTGCTTATCTCGTTAAAGATTATTTAGAAGAAGCAGAATATAAACCTATTCCAGTTCAACTGGACAAGATTAAATGTGGCAACAATTCTGAGGAAGAGTTTCTTGCAGATGGAGTTGCACTTGTAGGATTGCAAGATCCACTTCTATTGTTAATTTCTAATCATAAGGACTTAACAATGGACGGCGATCAGCCCTACATTGAAGAACCTTTCGTTTGCTACAAAGGGAATAAGTATCTCTCTGCAGCAAAAGAATTAGGTTATGATGCTATCGACTGTATTATCGCAGATGATGATATATGGGCGAAAGCAATAGAATACGCCTTGAAACAAGGCTGAGCCTCGTAAGAGGATTAGGAGAGAAGAATGTTAGGATTCTTACAATGGGTTATCGGATGGATTCAAGTCATACCATGGTTAGTCATGGGTGCCTCAATCATAGCGGCTGTTACACCTACACCAGCAGATGACAAGTTAGTCGGGAAATTATATAAAGTTCTTGACTGGTTTGCAATCAATGTAGGGAAAGCCAAAGATAAGGCAACTAGCTAATGGCAGACGAAAGATTCGCAGGTGACATGAGTAGAAATGAGGTCGAAATTGATCTTAATAAATTCATGGAACTTGTACAAGAAAACTCAAATCTCAAAGCACAAATCGTAGAGATGGAAGCCAACAGAGAGCCAGACAACCCTTGGCAGCGTTGGATTTTTCTATCAAACATGATAGATGCTTGGAGAATATTCCCCCGTGCTTTCCTCAGCGTATACATTTTCCTATTGTACTACTGTACAATGTGGTTTATGGCACTAGAAGATCCTACCATGGAACAATCTGGTCTCATTAGTATCGTTGTAGGTGCAGGTGCCGCATGGTTTGGTCTATATGCTGGAACAGCAAAGGATAAAATTAACGGATCTGGAAAATAGTTCTTGACTTCATCTCATAATTTTAGTATAATATAAGTTATGAAAAAGTTCAAAGACATCAAAAAAATCAAGCCACAAAAAGTTGAGAAGGTCTGTCCTTACTGTAAGACTACAGAAAATGCAGATGGTCTCTGTGGCGTTTACAAGTGTTGGAAGTAAGATATGAATTTATTTTACTTAGACGAGGATCTCGACAAGGCAGCACAGTATCATGTTGACAAGCATATTGTCAAGATGCCGCTGGAAGCTGCCCAGATTCTTTGTACAACAATTTACATCGACAAGTTTCTAGGGTATGTTCCTCGTGCGCTAAATGCAGACGAACGAGAAGTTCTGAACAAGGTTAAAGCTGAAATTAAGCATTTACCATTGGAGGAGCGACCCTTCCCCTACCTTCCAATGATGTACAATCATCCCTGCACAATCTGGGCTAGGGAGTCATTGGATAACCATGAGTGGGTTCATTGCTATGCTAATGCATTGAATGATGAATACCATTATCGTTATGGCAAACTACACAAATCTGTAGAACAAGTAGTAAACAAACTACCTGAGCCAGTACATCTTGAAAGAGTAGGTTTTACTACATTCGGACTGGCAATGCCAGACGATCTTAAAGACTATGATAATCCGATACAAAGCTATCGTGATTATTACCATTTGGACAAGGCAACCTTTGCAGCTTGGTCTCATCGAGACAAACCACATTGGTGGAGTGAAGATTATGCCGACTACGAAAAAAGGATAACAGCACAGTGAAAGATAAATTTAACGAAGAAGTAGCATTGAATATGCTAAAAAATCATATCATAGGCACTTATCACTCACATTATGGTAGTGGTAAAATTCAAGCAACTGAATTCATCTTTGACGCAGGTCATGGAGAAAGTTTCTGTCTAGGAAACATTATAAAGTATGCTCAACGATATGGTAAAAAAGAGGGTAAGAACACTGATGATCTATTGAAAATTCTACATTATGCAGTAATGCTATTAGGAAAAGAGGTAGAGGATGGCAGTTAGAAAGAAAAGAGAAGAAAAACTCTCAGAAGCAAACATCAATAAAGTAATAGAATTACTCGCTGCAGAGAAACCTATTACTAAAAAAGAGGCGTGTGAGATACTACATATATCATACAATACAACTCGTCTCAACAAGATCATATTAGATCACAATGAAACATTAGAATTTCGTGCTAAAAGAAAAGCACAGAATAAAGGCAAGGGCGTTACAGAAGCAGAGAAGGTTTCCATAGTAAAACATTACTTAAATGGAGCAGTAGTATCTGACATTGCAAAAGCATTATATCGTTCCCCAGCTTTTATCAAAGCCGTTATTGAACGGATGGGAGTACCACAAAAACTTCCAGATACAGACTACAAAGGTATAAAAGAGGCAATGATTCCTGAACCCTGTGTAGCAGAAGAGTTTGAACCAAATGAGAGAGTTTGGTCAGCACAAGGCAACTGTATTGCAGTTGTAAAACGAGAAATAACAGAGTCCCATAACTTTGAAAGACATGGTAGCAAATGCTATCTATTGTGGGAGATTGAAATGGCAGAGTGTGAATCGCCATACTTCGGATTAGTAAAAGACGCAGGGCATTACGCCCCAAGACTTGCATACAATATCGGAAGTTTAAAACACTTACAGGAATATTTATGACAACACTACAGATGATACTTTGTTTTTGGCTAGCAGGTTCTTTACTTGCTATGTGGAAAATATGGAAACCTTCATACTTAGTAATAAGTAAAATAGACGATACCAATATCTTAGTACAAAAACCAATTTTATCTACTATAGTAGTGTTTTTTATATTTACATTATTCTTACCATTTATGGTATTACCTCTATTAATTCCTAACAAACTAGAGGAGTTTGTATTTGGATTTATAAAGGGAGCAAAGAGAATTAAATAATGGCATACAGTAAAGAAGTAGTCGACAGATTTGAGGGAGTATTAAACAGTCCTCAACAATTTTCAGTAGGAAGATTTGATCCTAAAGATCCAACAGTAGCAACTGGCATGACGGGTGCGCCCGCTTGTGGAGATGTTATGAAACTACAACTAAGAGTAGATCCTGGCAATCGTCGTATACTTGGTGTAAAGTTTAAAACTTATGGGTGTGGCAGTGCAATTGCTTCATCCTCTATGTTTGTAGATATGCTACAAGGTATAACACTTGACGAAGCATTAGAAATAAAAGATAAAGATATTGCAGAAGCTCTACAATTACCACCAATTAAATTACACTGTAGCGTATTAGCAGAAGAAACAATTCAAGCCGCAGTGAAAGACTGGGAGGAGAAACACAAATGATAGAATTTATTTTTACACTGCCCACAACAGTAGGCATATTTTTACTTAACTTAGCCATTTGGGCTGCGTTAGGTTACTATGCTGTTGAGTGGGTAAAAGACACACTAAAAGACAAAGGATACTTATGAATTATTTATTAAAAGCACTTATTGCTAAGTTACAAGGCGAAGTAGAAGTAGCAAAAGCAAATGTATTAGTTTATCAAAGAAGTCCAGCAGGTATTGGAGAACATCCAGAGATTGTAGAAGCTATCGAGACACAGATAGAAAAAATCGCAAATGCTGAAGAAAAGATTGAAACTATACAAAAGCATTTTTCAAGATAGGAAGTGGTCATAGATACCGAAAAATACTTCTTGACAGATGGTTTCAAATTCGATATAATATAGTTATATTTAAACAAGGATATACATGAGCGACAGATTCTATATGCAACAGTACGACCGAACAGGTTGGAAACCCATATGGAATGGCGAATGGATCCAAAACAAACACAGGAGAAAAAGAATGGCTTGGACAGAAGAATCTAAAGCACAAGCAGTCGAAATGTATCAGGAACAAGAACCAACACCTGAGACTTCCATGGAGATTGTAAAAGACATCGCAGACGAACTTGGTGAATCACCAAATGGAGTTCGTATGATATTGACCAAAGCAGGCGTTTATGTAAGAAAAACCCCAGCAGCTAAATCCTCAGGCGGATCTACTGGTGGTGGACGAGTATCAGTAGCTGATGCTCAAGCAAGTCTTACTTCCGCTCTGTCAGACGCAGGTCAAGAAGTTGACGAAGCAATTATCAGTAAACTAACTGGTAAAGCTGCAGTATACTTCAAAGGTGTCGTTGAAGCGTTAAATAGTTAAAAAAATAGTTTGACCAAGGTAGTGTTAACTGCCTTGGTTTTTTGCATCTCATAAAAGAGACCTCTGCAATTTAGCAACACAAAAGAGTTTTTGTTAGATTAAATTGGAGGAATCAATGAAAAAAGAGGAGCTTAAAGCTAAACTCGAAGAAGCAGGTGACGCAGTGATCACCTATAGAAGTCAAAACTCTAGGAAACTAAAGTACAATGTTTGCACTAGTGACTTTTCTACAGAATACATTCGTCAGAAAAGAAACAGAGCAAAGGAAGGTCAACACACAGTTCTATTATTTTGCTGGGATACAGATTCTTATAGAATCCTTGTGCCAGAGAATGTTACGAGTGTTGTACCTCTCAACCGAGTGATTAAGAATGATTGACTTCACTGCCCCCGCAATATACGAAAAAGTTATTCAAGAAACTGAACACGAACAAGTGCGCCTTGTAGTTTCTACCTTTCGAGATGTGGAGTATATCTCATTGAGAAAGTATTATTTAGACTTTGAGGAAGAATGGAAACCATCAAATCAAGGTATTAGTATGCCGATTGATTTTGATAATAGTAGAAATCTCTTTCAAGGACTAGTAGAAATTCTCTCGTTAGCAGAGAGCAAAAGCATTTTAGAGGAAGAGTTTAAAGACTTACTAGATCAAATATACCTACCCTAAAATAATTCTTGACAAGTCCTTATAATTTTAGTATAATATACATATGAAAAATTTAGAAGCACTAATCAAACGGGCAAGAATCGCCTACTACAATGGTAAACCACTTATGTCTGACGAGGCTTATGATAGACTCGAAGAACAACTAGGTGTAGCTACCGAAGTAGGACATGATCTTATTAGAGATAAGGGCGCGAGATATCCTCATGCCTTTCCTATGTATTCTTTACAGAAAGCATATTCAATAGAAGATCACCCAGATTATGGGAACGAACCTGTAACTGTTACACCAAAACTAGATGGTGCAGCAGTAAGTCTTCAATACATCAATGGCGAGTTATCACTTGCCTTAACACGAGGCGATGGCAAACATGGTCTCGACATCACAGACAATATGAGGTTTATAATACCTCGCCTTCTAACACCCTGCATGATGGGTGGAGCCAATTCACTTATACAAATTACTGGAGAAGTAGTAGCCCCAGCAACGATTAAGAATAGTCGTAACTATGCAGCGGGTGCGCTAAGTCTACATGATGTGATAGAGTTTCAGAATAGAGATTTAACTTTCATTGCGTATGGGGTACAACCATATCCAACAGAAGATTTTATTGATGACATGGAATTTTTAAATCAGTGTGGATTTGAAACAATCATTGACAGTAATTATCCTATGTTTCCCCAAGACGGAGAAGTATGGAGAGTAATTAGTAATGATGCTTTCGAAGAATTAGGATATACTTCCCATCACCCAAGAGGAGCATTTGCAAAGAAAGTAAAACAAGAAGGTGTAGTCACAGAACTCATTGATGTTGTATGGCAAGTAGGAAAATCAGGGAATGTTTCCCCAGTAGCAATACTAGATCCTATAGACATTGATGGTGCAAGAGTAGCAAGAGCAACCCTACATAACATTGGAATAATTGAAGACCTCGGTCTTGAAATCGGATGTATGGTAGAAGTTATAAGAGCAGGGGAGATTATTCCCCAAGTAGTAAGGAGAGTCGATTGAGGCAAGAAGCATTTACAGAAATATTTAGTACTAAATTTACTAGTTTTGTAAGTAGAATGTGGCTTGATCACTGTGATGAAACTAATAATATGCACTCAATCACAGAAGATTATCCTACATATTTAATTAACAATTTCAAGTATCTAGTGAGACGATTCAACACAGAGAACGGAAACGAAGAATGGAATATAAAATGATAGTAGAAATTTATGGTAAAGAACAGTGTCCTTATTGCGTAAAAGCAAAGAATCTTGCAGAGAGAATGGGACATGATTACACTTATATGCAGTTAGGAATAGACTTTGAATTTCCAGAGTTTATGGAAAAGTTTCCTACAGCAAGAACCTTTCCGCAGATTGTAGTTACAGAGGTAGACAATGAAGGACATCCTGTATTTGAAACTGAAGTAGCAAAATCAATCGGAGGATATACCGAATACGAACACTTATGTAATGAAAAAGTTAACTGAAGAAAAACTATTACAAGTAGCAAACTTATCTCCAGATATAGAATGGATTGATAAGATTGAACAAGTGCATCCAATGAAACAAGTAGCTATTATGTCAGTAGTACAAGTAGGTATGTTTGGATTTATGTTATTATCTTTCTTTCTCATTGACCTAGTTGTAGGATGAAGCACATAGGATTTCCTTTACCTACAGAAATGTTTCACCCCCATACTTGTTTTGCTTTACCAAAAGACGAGGCAATGTGTGAGTTACTGCAGATAAATCTAAGATGTCATTCTTGTGGCAAACTTATGAAAAGACCTGTAAAAGAAAAAAGAGAAATCAACCCACCAATTAAAAGGTATTGGATGAAATGAGTAAAAAAGTAGAAGAATACAAAGCATTAATTACAAAACAGTTTGATGAACTAGAAGCTATGATGAATAAA